AAAGCTTTTAGTTTGGAAGCATTAATTCTCTGAAAAGTTTGGCCAGTTTGTGATAGTATAGCGGTCACTTCTTCCGTTTCTGCGGCAGTAAATGTAGATTTTCCAGAAGTATCCTTATATGTCGCATCATCCATCCACACAGAAGATGGTTTACTTAATGAAGATATATTAACACCAAATGATGCTTTCATATCCTGTAATGCATCGCCTGTATATGTGGTATGCCAAACAATTCCAATCTTTGCCTTTTTAATAGCCTTTCCAATATTGCTATTAACTGGAACGGCATAAACAATAGTGTTGGGTTGAAACGTGTGGTATTTAACATCATCAATAGTGTCTGATTCCAAATCATCAGTGAACATCAGATCACCTTGAAGCACTCCCTTGATACCCAACTTTGAGAATTCTGCAAGAGCAATCTTAAATTTTGAGTTAAGTGCTCCAGATAAATCTGCATCTATTTCTGCATTTGTCTTATAAAGTTTGGGAGATACATTGAATACACTTTTCTTCGCAACAAAGAACTTGCCATCTTCGGGATCGATACCCGCAAAGATAGCAGGGGCGCCGTCCCATTTAACAGTCATGTTAACAGAACTACGAGTTGCGCCAGCAAGCATATCACGTAACGATTGTAGGAAGTTAATGGCTGCTCGACCTCCATTAACACCATAGTTGATGATCTCATCCTCTAGATGCTCTAAGTGAAGGTTCTTGCCTCCTTTATCTTCTGTTAGTTCTCTGAAGCTTATCATTGTACTAGTTTAATCCCTGGCGATGTTATATACAATGCCTTTCCAGACCAACCACCTGAGGCTCTAGTTCGAGCAGTAATCGGTATATCTACTGAATAATTCCCTACTTTATATCTTAATTTCATATTAAAAGATTGCTGTCCTTCTTTATAACTAAATTGAATACCAGACAAATTAGAGGGGTTCTTATTAAAAAGAAATTCTCTCATATCTTCATCACTAGAAACATCTTTAAGTCTAGAACCTGATTCTGAACCAATCAACAATTTATATGGACAAGGAGTAGAATCCACATCATCATAAGTATAGTAACCAACTGTTCTTAGAAAGTATATCATATTTGCTGGTCTTTGCAACCATTTTCCTAACATTCTAATTAAATTGTTTCTAAATGGCCAATAAAAATCTTTAGTATAAAATTCTAATTTATCTTTTTGAAATTCTTTTGCAAGCATAGCAAATGCTTTTTTAGATGATGATTCAGAAGGTTTCTCTCTCTTAATATCAAATTTTTGTAATGCCCTGACCGCATTTTTTGCACTTGAAGGTAATGTAGATGCAGCTTCATTCCAAGCGTCATCTAACATTTTTAATGTTTCTTTAGATTCTTTACTACCACCAAGTTTCTGAAAGAACGCATTAATATTAGTATTAATCTTTGGTGTAGCATCTTTACCAGAAGCTATCTTATTAGAAAACCCCATAAAATTACCACCACCAATATCAATAATAGTGTCACTAGGATTTTTACCACCGATTCCAGCGGGTTTACCTCTTGGAGTCCAATATAACTTTTCCCATTTAGGAATTTCTTTATTAATTGCAAGAGAGTTTTGATACCCTATATTAATATCCCGAATTGCGGTTTCGTCTTTATCTAACAAGGCAATAAGTTCTTCATAGGATACTTCTTTATCCTCTCCAGTATATACACCAGTGCCTCCAGACAAACGAGCAACGTCTTGCATAAAAGTTTTTGCATCAGTCCACTCTGTATGAACAAGGAAATACATTGATAGATATTCGTTAACATTAGAGGAAGCAGTAGAGTCTTTTCTCTGCTTCATGCCATAGTGAGATAATACATTTTTCTTAGGAGATTTTACATAATAGTCTGTTTCAATTTCAGCGCCTTTTCTCTTGACTATTAACTGAAATTCAAACTTTCCACCACCGTCTAGTATCATTTTACCTTTACCAGATTCTACTGATTTGAACAAAAGTTCATCGTAATCTTTTTCTGGTAATTCTTCTGCAGCTTGGGATGCAAATTTACTATCCAAAGTGTAATATGGATTAAAAGTTCCTTTTTGTTGGTAAAAAGGCGAGATTGTCAATTCTCTTAGGTGTTTCTGAATCCTATCGACATGAGGAACATAGGATTCGTTTCGGGGTTTTAATTGCCGAACGTATTGTTGTAAACTCATTCAACATCTCCATTAATTTCTATTATTTATATAATGGATGTGTTAGTGTTTGTTAAACTTTTTTTCGTTATTTTATCGCAATAGCACCTATAAACAGATGATTCTGCCAGAAGCTCTGGACTGCTTTGAAACCAGCCTGATCCAACATATCCTCAATCTCACACCAAGAATTGGGTTTAAGCATATTCTGCAAAGTTTTCTCTTTATCCATAATATCATCATATGCAAACTTTTCATTTTTGAACTGGTAATATATTGTTCTCAACATATTCTCAATACGACTGTGAGTAGTATCAATCTTTTCTGCGAAGATAAATGCACCGCCCTCGTTCAACCCGTCATATACATTCTGGATTACTTTCAACCTAGAGGAATACGGCATAAACTGCAACGTGAATAAAGATGTTACCAGAGAACAATTCTTAAATTCATAATTACGAATATCATCAAGAATGAAATCGACATTTGTATTAGGCCATTTTTCAACAAGTTCTTTTTTTCTTTTCTCAATGTTTTCAAAGAAACCCTCTGCAACTTCTATACCTACATAATTTGCATCAGGACAAATATCATTATTATACTCCATCACCCTTGCGGTAAGTTTTCCTGTAGAACAACCAATATCTACCACATTCGTATCAGCTTCAACAAAATATCTTGAGAACTTGATAACGTCATCCAATAAATTACGATACCCTCTGATACTCCAATCGATATGTTCATCAAACCCCTCTTGCCGATGTGCAAAAGTAAAGTCAGCCATTATATTTCTCCAGTACGTTAGTCCAAATTGCCGAAGCAATTCGTTGCATCATGCGAGGGGGAACCATGCGACCACAACGCTCAGCACGTTGATTCCATTTACCCGTTAATTTGAAATCGTCAGGTAAACCAGTTATACGTTTTAATTCCCCTAAAGTTAACTTCCTTGCTTCACTCCAATGAAATGCCCCAGCGGTTGTGTCTGCACTACCCATCGCTGTTATTGTAGGACACGGTTGATATTGTGATACCCTTTTAAGATTAAAGTGATGACCTTTAGGATGATAATCCATTCCTGTTAAAACTTTATCAGGATCAACAGGCATTTTGCTTCCAGTTTGTTTCCAGTATGCAGTTTTGGTAAATTTCTCTGTAAGATATTTCACTTCCTTTTCACCATTAACTAAACCTTCCATCACATCTTTAACGGGGATAACATCTTTATCTGGCTCAGGAAATACTTGTGAAATGTTCATAAAATTATATCCAACTTTCTCTGCAACATCCTCACGCACACCAATGAAGATAACACGAGTCCTTGTTTGAGATACCCCATAATATCGACTATCCAATACTTGGGCACAAACATCATAACCAATTTTTTCAAACTCATTAAGTATCTTATTAAAATATTCTTTGGCTTCGCCAATCGTCAAACCCTTTACGTTCTCTGCAACAATCACTTTAGGTTTAATCTCTTTCGCAACTCGTAGAAACTCAAAGAACAGGTCTTCGATATTTTCCACCATTTTACCATCAGAGTAATTTTTAGTTTGACCCCAACCATCAGAATGTTTGCCGGATACTTTCTCAACAGTTACATTACCCCACAAGTCTACATGTTCTTCTTCATGCACATTGTGAGATAGTTTACCTGCCACAGAAAAAGCAGAACATGGTGGTGATCCATCCAGTATGTCTAACTCACCAATACCAATACCAGCTGCATCTAAGAAATCCTTACCATTGAGTTCCTTGATATCGCCGGGTAAAATAACCGTGTCTGGATAATTCTCAGCATAAGTCCTCTGTGCTTCCTCAACGAACTCATTGATGACAAGAACCTTACCACCTGCCAGACGATAACCAGTGGAAGAGCCACCCCCACCAGCGAAGGTGGA